TTGCTTTTGCGCAGGAACAGATTCGCAAACCAGATCATCACGTTCGCCACGATGTTGAACAGCGTGATGAGCATGTTACCCACCGGCATGAGCACGTGATTGTAGATCCAGACGAACGCCTCGGCCAGCTTCTCCACGATCGGGATCAGTGCCTCGAGAATCGGCGCGAGCATGGCGCCGAGCAGGTTGCCGAGCACCACGAGCACGCCCATCATGGGCTTCAGGATCGCGTCCAGAATCGGCTTCATCACCTGCATGAAGCCGAAGAGCACGATCTGAAGCGGCTGCATCACGTCCAGCACCGCGGTGATCGAATCGATGAAGGGCTCGACCGCGCTCATGAGCAGATCCTGGAAGCGCCCGCCTTCCGGCTCCCTGGAGGGCGGGGCGAACGTCGGCGCCTCCGGCCGGTATCCCAAAGCTATCGCCCCCGGCCCGCCGCCCTCCAGCAGCGATTTGAGCGATGGCGGAATCGTGATCTCGATCGGCTTCATCCAGAATATGCCAAACGCCTCTTCGAGAATCGGTGCGATTTCTTCCGCGGTGAGACCCAGCTTGATCAGCTCCTCGGCGGCCCTGATGGCGTATTTCTCGACGTCCACCGCCTCTCCATAGATAAGCTCCATGAGCTCGAGCTCGGCCTGCCATGCTTCCACGCTCTCGTTGACCGCGTCGGTGATCTCCTGCTGCCGCTCCGCCTGCGCCTCCTGCTGCGCGAGACGCTTCTGCTCGGCCTCGTAGAGCGGTTCCAGCCGCCGCACCTGTTCGATGAGCCAGTCCCGCCAAGGGATCCACGTCCGCGCGGCTTCCTCCGGCTGTGTGGCGATGAGTTTCGCCACGTCCTCCAGAAGCTCGGTGAATTGCGGATAGCGGTTGATGCCGAACTCGACGCCCGCCTCGATCTCGGCATTCAGCGCATGGAAGGTCTCGTTGAGCTCTTTGCCCAAGCGATTCATCTGGATCGATTCCGCACCCCAGTTAAAAATCGAGGCGGCGAACTCCTTGATACGATTGACGAGATTGCCGAGCGCCGTGTCGCCGGTGAAAGCCCAACCGAGGGCTTCCTTGAGATCGCCAAAAGCATAAATGAGCCGGCTGTTGATCGCCTCCGCCGTCTCGCCTATGGCCTCTGCCACTCCGCCGAACTCCACGGCCAGCTCGTCGAGGATCACCTGCTGGGCGGAAGCGACGTCGTTCATCTCGACGAAGTTAGCGATGAGATCCTTCTGATCCTGCGTGAAGCTGATACCGATGCGCCGCAGGCGTCCGACCCCCTGGATCGGATCGTTGAGCGCCGTGCCGAGCTGGATCACCGACTGCTGCAGATCCTGGCCGAACATCACGCTCATGTCCGCCGCGGCCTTGATCGCGTCCGGAAACACCTCGCGGCCGATCTGCGTAAAGGTGACCATGAGCGCCTGGGCGCGGATGATGTCCTCGTCGGCGATGGCAATCATGCGACTCATGGTAGAGGCGAAGTTCTGCATCTCCCGCGCGGTGATCCCCACCGCGTAACCGGTGGACTTGAGAGCGCTCTCGAGCTGCGTAACCGCCCGCTCCTGCTCGAAGTAGGCCCGCTGCAGCTCGCCGAGCACCCGCGCGAGCCGGTCCAGGGCGTAGATGGTCGCGGCGATCGTGGCCCCGGCCTTCGCCAGGCCGGCCATGTAGCTCTTGGTGCTCTTGTCGATGGTGCCGAGATTCTTGTTTACCTGCTTGAGCTTCTTCGATGCCTTATCTTGGGCATCTACTCGTATCTTAACGTCGTTTCGCCCCACTTCTCGCCTTCCCCATCTGCTCTCTCATGTCCGCGTTCCGCATCTCCACGATCTTTGCCCTGATGATACGGTAGATAAGCATGTCTATCATCGGATACTCGTTGTATGGCAGATCGTAGCGAAATCGCCGAAATGTGCCGTCGCCATCCATGAATATCTCGACGCACTCGGTGATCCACGGCTGCCAGCGCAGCTTTGCGAAATACGGCTTCGTGCCATCAGGCAGCTCCTCTTCTTCGCCGAACTCTACGTTGCGGTAGATCCATTCCGTTGCGTCTCTGAGCTCTCCGACGGCTTCTCTGCTAAAGGGCGGTTCCATGCCTCCACCACGCGGATCACCTCGGCCGTGGCCTCCGTGTCCTGCATGAGAATCGGAATCGCCTCCTCCACGTCCAGCTCCTTCCCGCCGTTTCGGAAATTGTGAGCCCCTATGCCATGCCGCATTTCAAGCCGCTGGATCTCGCCGCGGAACTCCGAAGTGGCGTCCATGGCCGAGGACGTCGCTTCCAGTATCTCCTCCGGAGTCAGCTTCTCGAGCAGCACCTGCTCGGTCAATCTCTCCACGCCCTCGGCCTGCAGGCGCTTCGCCTGTTCGACGAGCGCCGGATTGCGGGCCGCGCGGGCCATGCGCAACCGGAGGCCGGCAATCTCCTCGCCGCCCTCCACGTCGTACTTCTTTGGTTTGATCCAGAAGCCCGGCAGGCTTTTCAGCTCGCTTCGCGGCCCCAGGATCTTCCTCTGAATCGTCAGGTTCAGATCCGGTTGTTTTGCCATGGCACCTCCTAGTACGCCGCTGAGTCATCCGTAATCAGATGCACGGCAAACGGATCGTTGTACACCGTACCCTTGGGATATGTGGCCTTGAACGAGATCGTCGCGTCGATCACCGCGGCGTTCTCCTGGAAGGTGAAGTCCTCGATGGTGCAGTAGGGGATCTCAATGATCATCATGTAGGGCCGGTCGGTGTCGATGTCCTCGCCCTTGAAATACAGTGAGACGGCCGCCGTATCTCCGCTCGTCACCTTAGTGCGCTCGGCGAAGCTCGTGGCGTCCAGCCGGACCTGCGCCTGGCCGGTGACCTCGAACTTGCCCTTCTGATGGTAGAGCCGCGAGATGTCGCCCTGTCCATAGCCTTCCGCGTTGTGGTTATTCGTGATGGTCAGGCTCACGTTGCGGATGTAGGTGTACTCGTTCGCCCCGATGGTAAACGAGCCGTCATGGAAAATGAGCGGATCGATGTCCTCCAGGGAGAGCGTGGAGCTGGTGGCCGTGGACGTCTCGTCGAAACCCAGTATGTCCGCGTCCGCCTCGACCATGCCCTTGAGCGCCGCCGTGATGGTCAGGCTGTTGATGACCACGCCGTCATAGATCTGATTGCCCTGTCTGCCGTCGTACTGCAGCGTGTAGGTCGGCCGCTCGGTGCTTCCCAGATCCGGCGTGAACGTATGCCGGTAGGCCCCGGCCGAGCCGTTCGGGAAAAACCACGCCCAGGTGTTCTTGCCCTGCCGCTCGTCAGTGACCGCCGTGCCGATGCTTGCGTTGTCCAATCCGGCTACTTTGGCGCAGGTGTACTGGCTATATCCGTTGACCGCGCTCACAAACTCGCTGACCAGATCGTAGCTCGCGTTGTAGACCGTGATGACGCCCGCGGTGCCGAAGTTCGCGTCCGCGCTCTCGCTTCCCAGGGTGCCAATGAGCGATCGGATGGCGGTCCCGCTGGTCATCACCAGCTTGGCGCTCGCCGAGCTCCCGGTGTAGCGGATGCGCACGGCCGAGCCGAACGTGGTGGGCGATTCCTCGGTGCCCAGCAGGCTCTTGAAAACCTGTCCTACCCCGCCGCAGGGCCTTATGGAGAGCGGAATAGTACCAGCCACATTGTCCGCGACTGCGTAGCCTCCCGCATCCATATTGCGCCCCACGATGGCCGGGTCCGGCGCCCGTTCCACCGTCTTGTTGAGCGCGGGCAAACTGCGAACGGGCAGAACGTATTCGCGGCTTACGGCGGTGCCCGCCGTGGTTTCCGCGCCACCGATTGTCAGTTTGACATTGTTGACTGATGGCATTCCGTTCTCCTAAGTGAGTATTTCGCGGACTGAAAGCGTGATATCCAACACCTGGACAAACGTGATGTTCTCCTCCGCAGCCTCGGCCATGAGCGAGTAGTCGATGTTCGATATGAGCACCCGGTTGAACCGGTCGCCATACGTCGCATCGTCGTCGGTCAGCGCGATGATCGCCTCCGCATAGCGTAGGAGCGCATACTGCACGTCCTTCGGCACGGAGCCGGTCATGCTGACCAGCACGTGTATGATATGCTCTTCCCAGGCCACGAGCTCCGGAGCATCCTCCTCCAGATAGTTCGGCACTGTAGCGTCGGGCAATATCTCGATGATCGGAAACTGATTCCCAAGCGTGGGAGCGGTATCCATCACTTTCCAGCGTTCGACCACGCAGCTCCGCGACGTCTCTATCGTCGAAAGCTCCGTGTCCAGATTCGCGTCGAAGTAGGCTTCCACTCCGTCAAGCGCATCTTCCATCGCTATTTGAACCACGCAGTGAGCCGGCCGCCGATATGAAATCCGCCGGTCTCAGTAAAGCCTTTGATGACGAACTCGTGAATGAGCTTGCTCCACCGCCGCTTGGTCGCTTCGGTGAGCTGCACGAACCGGCGCTGCGGCATGCCCATGGTGCCCATCTGGTGCCGGTGCGCGTAGGGAACCTTGGAGCCGAACTCGGCGAATTTCCGCCTCCTCCGGTCGATGGTGTCGCCGCGCGCGCCCTGGCCGGTCATGGAGTCGCGCAGGCGTCCGTGAAGCGTCATGATCGGCTTCCCGGGCGCCACGCGCGCTTTCCATTTTGCGTATCCAGGGCTGAGCGGCTTGTGCTTCTGCGGATATCCCCCGCGGCGAAAATTCCTCTCCTCCACCTCGTAGAAATCCTCCCGGATCTCCTCGAAGACGGGGCGGAGGTCATGGAGCTTCGCATCCATGCGGGAGAATCCGCGGATGACGCGCTCAGTCCCTACGGTCTCGATCGATACGACTACCATTGGCGTTTGCCGACGGTGAAGCTGCGGGACGATGCCGTCTTGAACCGCGGCTCGTCTATGGTGCCCTCCGTCTCACGGATGAGGTCGGGTCTGTCGAGAAGCATCTTGCGCCGGTTCTGGTAGATCGTCTCATACGTCTCCGCGCCTTCCGTCTTGCCGGTGGCCCTCAAGATTTCCGCGATGACACCCTTGATGGCCGTCACCTTCATGATCTTCAGGTGTCCGCTGTCGGTGAGCGGCAGCGTGACGTCCAGCGTGCGTATGAGCTCGTCCAGATCGTCGCTGATGTCGGTGCAATAGACCTCAACCTCGGATTTCGTGGGACGGCTTTCACCGTCGAACGTGACGACCCGATAATGTTTGACGATATCGCCCGCGCTACAGTAAGCCATTGGCTTTCAGTCCACTCTGCCTATCAGTTGACCACTTTTGCGGCCAGCTGAGGCAGTCCGTAACCGGCGCGCCCTCTCAGCTCCGCCGAGAAGTAATAGTGCCGGTTTTTCTTGACTTCCGTGTCGTCCAGCTGCGTTGTGATGGCCTTCCTGCGCTGGTAGATGAAGGGTCGCAGCGGCTTTGATGCATCGAATCCATACCAGTCGTTCGCATCCGTGAGCTGCGGCACCATGATCACCCGCTTGATCCACGCCCGTATCGGGTTCATCACCCCGGCCGTGGTATGCAGGCCCTGCGCGGTTGTCACCGCCTCCATGAAAACGCCCTCGGCCTCCGGCGGACAAGCGATGGAGTCCATGCGGACCCGCAGGAGCCTGCTCTTGTCGGAAGTGAACTGCGCCATGGTGGACCTGGTGCTGTAGATGTCAGCCTTTACGACGGCCAGAGTCGAGACGCCCGTTCCGCTCAGCAGGTTGTCATTCGGTGCGGTGCGGTTTGCGAAAAAAGCGCTTGAGTCGTAGGCCGTGTCGGAAGTCCCCGCGGAGAGCAGATCCTCGACCATTTCGACCTCGTAGGCAGCAGCCATGGCCGCAAGCATCTGAATGCGCGGCATGATGATGCCCATCCGGTCGTCCTCGATCTCGTTTCTGTCGATTGCGATTCCGCTGTAGAAGTCCTTGTTGGTGATCGTGTAATCGTAATCGATGAGATCGCCGTAGACCTTGTCTCCGACCCATTCCTGGAAAGCCGGGATGTCGCCGAGAAATCCGTATTTCTCGTCGCTACCCGTGGAGGGTACGACCGTTGCGACGGCCATGATGTCATCGACACCCACCTCCGTGAGCAGGGCGGCATAGGCTTTGTTGAACTCGGTTTTGATCCCTCGTTCGAGGGCTACTGTGTTGACAATCATCCTTGTGCCTCCTTACACCGTGGACCTGGTCGGGGCTTTGTCGCGGAAGTCTACGAGTAGGTATCCGCTCTTGTACCCGATGACCCGGCCGCAAGGTGTGAGCCCCACCGTCGAGGAAACCGTGATCGCGTTGTCGTCCACGCCATACGCCAGCATTCCGACGTGCGTCCGGGCCGCCGAGCTGTGGGCGATCCAGATCTTGCCGGTGATGATCTCGATGGTCTCGGCGTTGGAGCCGGCGACCGTGGTCTGTTTCTTTGCCACGCCGACGGGCACCCAGTCCGTTGTCCGCGTATAGACGTTCACGTAGCCCGACGGCGCGAAGCACACAATCGAGCCCTTGTAGATCGTGTCAGCGGAGCCGCACGTTCCCTTGATGACCTCCGGATGGCCGACCACCTCTCTGGTGTGGCAATCCGCGGTGAGGGCTGTTGCATAGAGTATCCATAGCAGGTTCATTTGCTACCTCCCACTGTGCCGGCAAGCTGATCGCGCCTGCGCTTTTCGTTGCGGGAAACGATCGTGGCGAGATCAGTGGCGTCGTCTTTGCTGAACTGCTTGATGTCTTCCTCGCTGTGGCCGAAGATCTTGTGGATCCTCTTCTCCTCGTCGCTCATCTCCAACGCGCCCTTGTCTTCGTCGGCACCCTTGTCCCCCGGTTCGCCCGAGCCCTTTTTGTCGGTGTCGATCTCTTTCGCCTTCACCTTCAGAATGCCCTTGACGCCCTCGGGGTCTGCTGCGAAAAGTTTCTCCCATTGCTCCTTGTTGGCAGGGAGAATCTTCCCTTCGGAGAGGGCGGCCTCGATGACGATGTTCATCTCGCTTTCGAGCTTTTCCTTCTCCAGCACTTCCACTTTGCCCTTCAGCTCATCGCGTTCGGACAAAACCAGTTTCAGCTGCTCCTCTTTCGGAGCCAGCTGGGCCCTGACCTTCTCTTCGATCGTCGCGTCGTCGAAGAATCCGGCCTCTCCTGCGATCTCCTTCTTCTGATCGCGCGACAGCCCGTTGTAGGCCGTCTTGAGTTCGGCAAATGTCATTGCTTCCCTCCTCCTGTGATGTTGAGAATATCAACTCCAGCGGCTCCGTCGGTTGTCGCTTCGTCGCCTGGCAGTTCGGTGTCGGACGCTGCGCGCGCCGGCGGCATCTGATTCATCAGCGGCCGGTTCGTGAGCGTTGCGGCGATGAGCACCGGATAGTGCTTGTCGCCCGTGCGGACGTCGATATGCGTGCCGAATTCCGCGCTGAAATATCGGTATTGACCGGAGGTGATGAGCTCGCGGCCATGCTCGGTCCATTCGATCTTCGCGTATAGCCCATCCTCGCGGGCCTCGAGCTCCTTGATCCAACCGTTCGCCGCGCCTCCGTCGTGGTCGGTGTCGATGTAAGGCTCCCGGTTGCCCATCACGCGGTTGCGCCAGTTGTCCACCATCTGTTCGATCATCTGGCGGGTGATCGTGATCTTGCCGTAGAACGCGCTGAAGTGCGTACCGATCGGCAGAATCATCTGAAACTCGTCGGTGATCGTGATTTCCTGCAGGCAGAAATCCTTGTACGTGGCGTTCTCTTTCGCGGCGGGCTCGAAGGTGCCGTCGCGCCCCTGGCAGTGGGAGCGCGCGGCCGCCTCGCTCCAGCTCGTCTTCGGATAGCGGAGCGCCTGGATCTCGCTTTTTCCGCCCTTCACGCCGTAGATCACGTCGATGCACTTGCCATCGGACTTCTGTTCGCAATTCTTGCGGGCGAATCGGTCATACTTGTCCGGCGGATTCAGCCGGCAGGCGTGCTCGTTCTGGTAGGGCATGATATCCCTCCTAGCTCACGTAGGCCGGATCGCGGTTGTAGCCGTGGCCCGCCTCGTGCGTTCCCATGATGCGGCGGAACTCGGCCTGGCTGATGCACTCATAGGTGCCGTCTCCGGTCTCAGTCGACTTGTCCTTCGCCATGGCCTTCGGAAGCAGCGTGACGTACCGGTCGCTTACGCGCACGGCCGCCACCATCTGCTCGCCGCGGTAGTCGAATGCCTCCACTACAGGTACATCCTTCCATCGCGGCGCGCGTAGAGCTTCTTGTTGCACTTCGGGCAGCGGTACTTTATGCCCTCTTCGCCCACCGCCTTGATCTCCATCACCGCTCCGCAACCGGGACAGGTCTGCGCCGCCGGCTTTCGCTCCGCCATGGGTTTCCCCCGTTTCCGTTCGGCCATCAGCGCCGCACTCCTTTCAGGGCCCCGCATTGGGGACATCGGAGCATCCAGTACCAGCGCCGGCGATAGAACCGGCTGAAAACCGTCTCCCAGCGCGGATAGTCCCGGCACTTGAAACAGAGCTTTTCCTCTTCGGCAAGCTGCGGTAGAACTTTCTCTTTGTCGGCCATCTCCTACTCCTCCGGTGCGCTCTCTGCTTTCATCACGCAGATCGTCATGCACCTGCAATTTCCATTTCCCAGACATTCCGGATTCGGCGTCACGAACTCGGGATCCCCGAGCTGATGCCGGTGTCCGTCCTTCGGAGCGCATTCCGCGCAGACGTTGTAATCAAGGATCGCCGAGTAGTAGCAGTAGTCGATCTCATCCTCGTATTTTGCGAATTCCATGAGCCGTCCCGCGCCATAGCCCCGGTTAATGGCGATCGCCGCGGCGTCCCGCCATAGGCGGTCGGAAAGTCGCTCGCCCACGCGCTGCTCCACCGCGGAGCGCAGCTCGTCGCCGCGCAGGCCCTTTCTGCGGTATTCGGTCACCGCCGAGGCCACCGAAGCCTTGAGCGCGTCCGCCGTGCTCTCGCTGGCGATGGTGAACTCCTCGGCCATGAGCTCGAAATACTCCTCCCAAGTCATCGGAGGATCGGCCATCCGGTAGAGCTCGAGCCCTTCGCCTTCCCGGAACTTCATCTGCGGCCGCTGCCGCTTCATCTCTTTCTGCGCGTCCCCGCGGCCTATGCGCACCATGCGCTTGTATTCGCGCATCAGCGCCTCGTACATCTCGCGCTTCGACGGCGGATGGATCTTGTAGATCGTGAGACCGCCGACCGCCTTGGCGATGATGTCGTCCTTCTGCTTCTCCTTGATCTCGAGCAGCACGGCCAGCAGCGACTCGTAGTTCTCGTTGAGCCGCATCTCGATCTGCACCAGGTCGGCTATCTGCTCCTCTTCGGTCAAATCCCGCTCGCGCTGCCTGAGCTTCACCGATCCGGCGATCTGCTCGTTCTCATCGGCTACCTCGTCAGGCTCTTCAGTCGTCGGTTCACCTGGCGGCGGCTGTGCCGCCGGCTCCTCCCCTTCTTCCTCTTCCGGCTTCTGCGGGAGGTGAAGAAGCTCGCGGATTCGATTTTCCGTCTTTTCATCTTGGGTGAGCACTCCCGCCGTGTAGAGTTTGGCGATGACCTCGGCGTCCAGCTCCTTGATCTCCGAAACGGTCATCCTCGGATATTTTTCCTGCGGGCCCCAGTTCACGTTGACATATTCCTCGATGAGAAAGCGCGAGAACACCTCGGCCATGTAGTCGGCCATGGACTGAAGGCTCATCAGGAAGATGTCGACGAAAGAGATGCCCAGGGCGCGCGAGCCGTGCTCGGTCGAGCCCAGGTTGATGAACATGGCGAGCATGCTCTTGGCGATCGCCTCATCGCAGTACTTGATGCTCGGAAGCACGTCGGTCCCGCTTCCTTGCCCGCCTACGCCCAGGAGCTCGAGCTTGTTGCCGTCCGGGATCATCGCATAGCTTTCCTCGCCCGAATTGATGTTCTTCAGCATGTCCTCGAATTCATCCAGCACGTCGTCCGTGGTGCCCTTCGGATAGGTGAGCACCGGAAGGCCCACGCCGTAACGCTCATGCTTCACGGCATTGATCTTCTCCAGCTTGTCCTTGATGACCCAGGGCTTGTACGAACCCCGCAGGATCGAGATTCCCTCCCAGTTATCGCCCTCCTTGTCGGTGGAGAAGATCAGGATCTTCTCGAACGGCAGCTCGTATTCCTTGCCCAGGCCGTCCTGCTGCACCGGTCCCTTCTCGCTCCACTTGGCGATGGACATGGGAAGGCGCGGATCCAGCTTCTCGATCTCGAGCATTTGGCCGTTGTAGCGCCATAGCTTCTCGAGGATCGAAAATCCGAAGGGCAGGCAGAGAAGGCCATGCCGCACTGTATCATCCCAGGTGCGGGTCATGCCGTTGAACAGGTTGTCGCGCATGATCTCGCACATTTCATCCTGCGAGCCGTCGTCCGCGCCCGGCTCGATATCCCAATTTGCCCGCCTGATCGGCAGCCCTATGGCGCGCAGGGTGGACCGCACGATCGGATCGCTTCTGCGCATCTGATCGAAGATCACCCGCCCCTTCTCGCCGTCGATCTTGGTCAGGTATTCTCCGGTCCCCTGGAATCCGGCAATGAGCGAATTGCCGGCGATCCCCGCGGGCTTGCCCGTGACCGACTTCCTGGGCTTTGGTTCGGCCGGCGCCACCTTGACCGGCGCCCTGGAACGCGCCTGCACCTGGATCCGCCTGGCGAGCTCGAGCGGACCGGCCTTGAAAATCAGCTTTCTGCGCGTGCGCGTCAAAACTGCTCCTTCATCAGCCCGGCCGTGATGGACTTCTGCGGCTTCTTGGTCTTGTGCGTCCGCGACGGACCTCGGTGCGAGTAGGCGCCATACCTGCCGGCGTCCATGAAGTGATCGTCCTCCTTGACGATCCGCTCCTTCTCGTCCCGCCGGTAGTCGTAGACCTCGGAAAGCCATCCGGCAGCGCGGCGGGAAACATGGAAGAGCCCGTGCTCCATCTTGGTGCTCAGGAAGTCCAGCCCCGCCTCCACGTCGTTGTTGGCCGGCTCGCCGTAGCTCATCTCCTGCACCCGCTCGCCCATGGACGGATCGCAGTACTGGATGACGGGCCTGTGCAGCCACTGCCGGCGCGCGGAGAGCGCCGCGTTGAACGCGCTGGTCGTCGCGTTGTAGGCCCCGTATGAATCGATGAGATACAAGTGGTCGCCCGACCAGCCCCAGAGCACGGCGGCCATGTTGAGCCCGCCGTCTATGCCGACCGAGTAGTCCTCCATCTCGGGCCAGCCGTCCGGATCCTCGATCATCGACTCATCGAAATGCTCGAAGATCGTGCCTTCCTGCTTCACCCATTCGCCGTGGAGCAGCCGGCGCCGGGTGCGCTCGGGAAGCACCTCGAGCTTCGTGGCGATGTAGTTCTTCGGCAAGTTTTCCGCGTTGTCCAGCGGATTCATGAGCAGCGAATTGTAGAGATCGGGCATGGTCAGGGGCTTGCCGTCCTTCGGTTCCAGCTTCTCGATGAACAGCCGGTGCGCCCAGTGAAGCGGAGACGGCGGATTGCAGTCGAAGTAGCCGCGGTTGAGCACGCCCGGAATGTTCTGCGCCAGCCGCGAGAGGCCCATGGTCACCGCATCGTAGCCGATCTGCGATACCTCGTTGAAATAGATATCCAGGAACTCGGTGCCCAGGATCTTCTCCGTCCGATCCTTGTCGTCGAATCCGCCGAGCCAGATCTCCGAGCCGTTCGCTATCTTGACGTAGAAATCGCTTCGATTGACCGTGTAGTCGTCCATCGGCAGATAGTGCTGCAACATAGGGACGAGCGTCTGGTTCCAGATCGATGTCTTCGCGTGCGAGAAGCGCAGGCGGGCGATGAGAAAGCGGGCACCTTCGTATTTCTTGGCTCTGTGCAGGATCTTACGGCAGATGACGAAGCTCTTCCCGGACCGGGCGCCACCGTAGAGCAGCGTGTAGATGGCGCGGCCGCGCATGAGCTTGAGCGCTTCCCGCTGGCGCTCGGTGAGCTGGTCCCTAACTATCGTCACCATTGGCCTCATCATCCAGCAGCGGCTCGTATTCCACGCGATGCTGTATGGGCCCGCCGTCCAGGCCCGTCAGCTCGATCTGCGAGACCGGCTTTCCGCCGATCCGCTCCATGATGGCGTTCCAGTACTGGAAATTGCCTCTCCGGGCCTGCTCGAAGGCGTCGCGGACCAGCATCTCCATGTTCGTCTTGAGCTTCTTGCCCGGGAACCGCTCATCGTGGACTTTCTCCTCGGCAACCTGGCGCAGGATCTCGTTCAGTTGATGCCGAAACGTGCCCTTGGTCCGGCCGCTCGGATTGCCGCTCTGGCCCTTCTTCCACTGACGCGGCCGGCAGTGCTTCTCGAATGCCGCCTTCGATCCCGATGATTGTCCCCTCTTCCCGCTCATCTCTCCCCAATGCAAAAAGGCGAAATTCCTGCGGGCGCACTTTTCGCGCACTCGCGGGAACTTCGCCTCCGCAATCGGTCGGTCCGCCTTCGGTTTACAGGCTAGTTACCCAGTCTCTCACTATGTATCTCAAACAATACACCCGTTTTCAGGTGTTGTCAACTACCAAACGCAGACAATCGTTGTCGAACAGCGTTTCTTTCTCGCGGATCTGCCGTACCTTGACGATCATGCCTCGATGCAGATCAAACACCAGACCCACGGTGCCAAACTGCACCTCCGCGAGGTCGCGCTCCAGGGCGCGGATCATCTCGCGCACCTGGTCACTTGTCGTCGGAAGGCCCATCGCTGCCTCCTGTTCTGAGTGGGCTGCTGACCCGCTGCTCCGGCCGGCCCTCGGGATCCAGCCCATGCTCGGCGCGCATCTTCCGCCGCTTCTCGCGGAACTCTGAATGCAGGTCCAGCAGGTACTCGGAGTACTTTTCCGGATCCAGCGCCAGGCCGAACGTTTCAGCATACTTGTGGACCACCGGCGGCACATGGTTTTCCGGATCGTCCACCTCGAAGTAGTGAATATCATGGCTGTCATCCCCCGGCTGGCCCTTGCGCCGCATCGGAATCGGAAAGGCTTCCTGGCCGCAGAGGTACAGGTCGAGCTCGCGGATCATCTCCTCCGGCTTGCGGTACAGCTCCTCGAACCCCCAGCCACCGCTCGCCATGAGATCGTCCAGGGATACTTCCGGAAACTCAGTGACGATGCTCTTCTCGGAGTTCGCCGATTTCACCGCGAAGGTCTGGAGACGGTCCAGCCGCAAACCCATGAACAGGGAACGTTTGTAGAAGAGCTGGATGCGGTTCGTCCACTGGCCATTGTCCGCCTGGATGAGATTCGCCACGTCCAGCGCCGGCTTGGCCCCCTGGATCCAGTGCCCTGTGAACGGGATGCGCCGCGGGGCGATCTTGCCGAACAGACCCTTGCGCTGCGGCAGCTCCTTCCACCGATATTCCCACTTGCGGAATCGGTAGATCGAGAAATCGCAGCCGACCAGGAAGATCGGATCATAGCCGAGCAGATTCGCCATGCCGATCTGACCCGGAATGGCGCAGCTGAAGACGAGCATGTGGATCTTGATCTGCGGATAGGCGATCCGCAGCGTCTCATCGTAGAACTCCTCCTCCGGCTTGAGCGTACGGTAGTAGAACTTCGACCAGTGCCAGTCGCGCACGATATTCGAGTTCATACAGGGATGGAGGATGAGCGATGTTGGATACTTCCGCCAGTTGTCCACCAGCATCCCGTGGTGGAACTCAGAGCGATAGTCCAGGGCGAGCACGTAGTCCGGCG